TGAACAATGCACCCATCCTGAATTGGGATCAACACCATCATAGAATTCTAGTATTAACTGATCAAAGTCACAATTTTTTGTAATCCACGCTGCGAGTTCCTTGTTGTCAACTCCAGGTATCTCAAAGTCTGCTGCCTCACCCTTGGCATGTTGTGACTTAGCCGAAGATCCGATAGCCTCGCACAACTCTGGGCTACGATAGCCTGAGGATATAACGACCGGTTTACTAAAGTGCTCACGCACTGGTTGTAGGACAGTCTCCGCTAGGTGAATAAGATTGTTAATCTCCGCGGTCCCCGGTTCGTTGTTAATGTTTTTACGGGTTGCGGTTTGTGATTTGACTAGCTCTGCTAGTGTAAAATTATTTGATAAGTTCATTTTACCATTCCTAATAATGTTTCTATAAAAATTAATCCTACAGCCCCCACCGTAGTTAAAACAACCCAATAGATTTTATCTATTTTACCGCCCAATTTCTCTACGTCTCTGTGTACATGTGACACATCTTTTTTTAAATTATCTACTTCTCGTTTCACCCCGGTTATGTGTCCTTGTATTGAAATTATGTGTTCTCGTTCTGTTTGTGGTTCCATTTCCATCAAGCTAGTCCCCGCTCTTTTCTTCTATAAAGTTGTTCCGTGGGTGACAAGTATATACTCTCGGAATTTGTAAGTCCAGTTTGATTATTAATCGCGGTCCCCGATGCAACTTGCGTTGGGTTTACAACCGGTGTTCCTGTATCAGGGAGCGGTGGCACTGGTAGATCTGGTTGAGCTGTCTGTGTCTGTGTAGGCACGATCGGAGCTTGTGATACTTGTTCTGGTTCTTTTCTTTGTATTTCAAAAGCTCTAAACGTTTGTCTTTCCCATCTATCTTTTGCTCTATCTAATTGTAGGTCAGGTATAAAATATCTTTCGCCAACCCTAATGCGAGGATTAGCTTTTTTAATTTTTTGATATCTTGCTTCTAATCCACCACGACCCCAAGATAAAGGCGTAAATCGTCCTCTGAGTATGTTATCAATAACTTTTTTAGAAATTTTTCTGTTTTCTAAAGCTTCTTCTATTTGTCTTCTACTCATTAATTTTGAACTTAACGCAGATTGAACCGCTTGATAGAATCTATATTGTTCTCTAAACGCTTCTTCATTCATATCATTATACTCACGTACAAGTTGTTCTGGTCCACGTTGTTGATAGTTTTTTGTGCTATACCAACCCTCACTAACCCTTGGTTCTTTAAATGTGTTTTGAAACTCACTAATTTTAAAAGCAAATGATCCAGGAACATCAACTGTTACTGTAGAACCACCTATTAATTTAAATGCTTCGTCTCCTATTTCTATAGGTTGTCCTGTTCCTGACACGTCTCCTGCTAATGCAGCTGTTACACGTTGCGCAGAACTAATAACACCTGGTTCGTTTTTATTAAATATGTGCATAATTGCTTTATCCAATTTTTCTAAAGCAGTGTCTGATTCAGAATACACAGAGCTACCTGTTTTTGTTTTACCTGTTAAAGCTTCGTACACACCCTCTGTACCAATAGATAAACCAAACAACGTACCGTTTAATAAATCAAGCAACGGACCTGATGCACCAAAATACTCAGCCATTACATCTGTTTCTATTCTATCAGGATCTAGTTTTGTTTTAGGATCTGTTGCTCTAACAATTAAATTGTTTACTGTGGAACTAATTAAATCGTACGGGTTGTATCTAGACATATCAAATACCTTAAATGTGCCTTTTCGTTTATCTAAATTACTAATAGGTATTAAATCACTATACTTCATGTAATCCGCTGCAAACTCATCCTTGTATGTTCTAATTTGTTCAGGTGTAATATTAGTCATTGCATAACCTAATCCTCTAGCCCCTTCATTTAACGCCCACAATGTTGCAGCCTGTCCCATTAATGATCTATACCCCATTGCTCTAAGAGTTGCGTTGTCAGATGCAATGTGTTTCATTGCCAGTACAGATGTTGCAAAACTTGTTCTAATTATTTCTGCAGGAAAAGATACAAAGTTACCGATAAAAGGTATTTTTCTAATAGCTTGAATCATAGGTGGCACTTTACTGTATGTAGGCATAAGTTCTCTTACCAACATGCCGGCATATTCTTCTATAGCTTCGTACATATTTTTTGGATTAAAGTCTGTAATACCAAAATCATCTTTAACTGCTTTTTTAACTTCGTTTATATTTTTAAAACCACCTTTAAGTTGTGATTTTAAATACTCATGACCGTACCACTTCCAAATATTATCACCACCTGAATACAGTCGTGTGGCTGTTTTCATAAGTTTAGAGTTGTCAGCTGCACTTGCTATTTTACCAAACGTACTAACCTTACCTGATTTTATGTCTGCAAGAACTGCACTTAACTCTGACGCTACAATGTTTTCATCAATTACCCCAAGTTCGGATTTTCTTGTAATATTTTTTATTAGTTCTTCTTCATTAAAAGTTTTACCTGCTCCAAAAATATCATCTAATGTAATTTTAATTGCATCTGATACAGAAGCCTTGCCACCAATCCACCCGTTATTAAGAACAAATGCTGCAGCACTACCAAAGTTACGTGTTTGTGTTGCTGGAGACAAAACTGTTTTACCTGTTTGCACACCTGCTTTGTACGCAATCATAGATTGATATATACTGCTTTGCATAAAGTTATCTAATTGACCAAGTGATCCACGCAACATTCCAGTTACTTCTTTTGATCCATACAATTGTGTAATTCCAGAATCTAATAAACCAAGACCTGGCACTCTACCCACAACAACAGGGCTAACAACCCCTGCTCTAATAGCTTCGTCTCGTGATGCAAATAAACGTCCTTGTTGTAATAACAACTCACCAATACGATCATAGTTTTTTAAATTTGCAGCCTGTGTTACTAAACTAGATGTTGTCTGCATAACAGAAGAACGTAGTCCTTGTTCTTCCCCTAATAGTTTTCTAATAACATCAGGAAGCTCTTCTCCTGTTTGCACATACACATCATCTAATTTTAAATTTTCTTTTGCTATTTTTTGTAATTGTATAATTGGGTCAAACCCTTCTGTTTTAACAGTGGCTAGTAAATCATCTACTTGTTGTCTTGCAAAATTTCTAATTGCAATATCAGTGTTTTCTACAGAACCTTTAATAGCTAGTTCTACTAAAGATTCATTGTTACGAATACGATCAACAACAAAATCAATAGCTTTTTCTTTTAGTTTAGGATCAACTTTAAATTGTGGGTTTGTAAATACACCAAACGATTGTCTAATATATGATTTTAAATTGTTTGTTAAAAATTGTTTTAAACCGCTTTCATCAGGCAATACGTCTTTATAAAAATTACGCACTGAGTCAAATTCTTTACTTAATTCTTTTGACATAGACTGTAACTCTTGTGGTAAATCAGATAATTTTATTTGACCTTTTATGTAGGATAACACTTGGTCAAGTAAATATTCTTGACCAGCTGGAGATGTTTTGCTTGTGTTGTATCTTTTTAAAAACCCGTTTGCTAAATTATACGCTTTAACTTCTATAGAATCTAACATTTTTTCTATTTGTCTAGATTTAGATTTTATAAAGTTTTGTGTTTTTACATCTAAGTATAATTGATCAGGGCTCCTTGCTCCTGCTTCTCTAAAAAACTCAAATACTTTATCTATTTTTTTAAGGTTAGCTTTTAATGGGTCATTACTGTTTACTTCAAACATTCTCCAATCTTTAAAATCAGGAAGTTGTTTTGTTAATCCAGGTTTCGCGCCCATCGCTGCAACAGCAGCTCTTGTAATTACATCTTTACCTAAAAAGTTTGCAAATATTTTAGTGCCACCTGCAAGGCCTTGACTTACTTCTCTTAGTCCTGGGACTTCTACTTCTAGTTTTCCTGGTTTAGTAAAAGGTGCTTTTAATGTTCCTCCAGCTAAATAAGATAATGGTTTAATTGCTAACTCATTACCTAGCTGTAATGTTTTACCCGCTACAGCTGCTGCAGGTTTAAGCACACCATACTTTGTAGCAGCCCACAATGGTGGACCAACTAATGGAAACAAACCACCTATGATTGCACCGTCTGCACCAAAACGTAATCTGTTTTTAAAATTTGCAACAGATAGTTCTTTACCACTTAACCCTTCCGTGTTCTCGTAATCATAACCTAAACTGTTATCAAACAATAATGGGTCATCTTTAAATACTTCTGACACTGTATTGTATGGACCACCTGCAATAAAGTCAGTGCCCCCGAATACAGCAGCTGTTGTACCTACACGTTTTGCAACGTTTGATATTTTTGCACCAAGTATTGCGCTGCCTGTTACAGGTGCTACCAAAGCACCCATACTGTAAGTAGGCACTGCAAATAGATTTACACCTGTAGTAGCTTTAATCATACGTCTTAAAGTATTTACGCCTTTAAATACAGCCCCACCAGGTACACCAAACTCAACACCTATTGCCCCAACTTCTCCTAAGAATGTTTCTGGTTCTGCAATACGTCCTTCTTCTATCATTTTGTCGTAAGATTTTTTTATTCTGTCTGTTGCGTTTGTGCCAAATGCCCAGTCAGGTGCTGTTGCTGCAAGGTCCACGATGTTGTACCCAAGACGACTAAACCCTGTTTCTTGTGCTCTATTTATCTCGTCAATAAAAGAAATGTACGTTTGGTCATCAGGTGTTTTACCAACGCTCTGTGTTAAAAATTGTCGTAAACCATACACAGCAGGAAAATATTCTTCCATTTGTATGTCGTTTTCTGTGCCTTTACGCAAACTGTTATAAATACCTTCAACAGTTTCTAAAGCCAGTATTCTTCCTGAAGCAGCCGAAGCAGCAACACTTTTTATAATAGGGCTGTCTGTAAATAGTTTATAGCCCTCTGTTAATGGTCTAACTTCTATTGGTCTATCACCTTTGTTTAAAACTGTGCGCGTGTCTTTTAATACGTCTGCTACTTTTATTTCTGTTGCTTCTCTAATAGGTTCTATTGTGTCAGATAGTTTGTCGTCGTATAGTTTTTTAATTTCTTCTTGAGCTTCTTTGATGCCACCAAAACCAGAAGATATACCTGTAAACTTTTCTGATATACCTGTAGTGCCACCAGGTGCCATATTTTTTCTTACAGAACCACCCGTTGCAAACTCTTCTTTACCGTACAATTTGTTGTAAAAACTTTTTAATTCATTTGCAAATTTAGGGTTATCTTTAATTTCTTTTTTAACCATTTTTGTAGTTCTTTTTTTTGCTTCTTTTAAAGCAGACAAAGCATTAAGTTCTTTACCTCCTATAAATTTTTTATCTCCAGGAAGTTGAACTCTCACGTTTAATTTTTTTATATTTTTAACTGCAGTACTATAATCTATAGATCCTCTTTTATATTGTTCAACAACTTTTCCTGCATAATCATTTCTGTCTCGTAAAGTAAGTTGTACGTTTTTAGTAGGATCTACATCCTTACCTAATATGTGATGTATTTCTAAAGGATTGTCAGTAAATCTTTTCTTTTGCATTTTATCTATAAATTTTTTATTTGCTGATAAAAAATTAAATAATTCTGCGTTAGTTGGTAATCTTTTAAAATCTTTAAAAAAAGGTTGAATAATCTTACTAGGTAAACTTTGTTTAAATTTTTTTGCTACAGATATTAAATCAATAATATGTCCTGCATCAGGGTGGTCACTAATTAATTTTTCATTTGGTTTTAATTTACCTTTATAACCTGCCTCTAAATAAGTAATTCCTGTGTTTGGGTCTTTAACACCCACAAACTTTCCAGATTTATATATGTCATTTTTTTTATTTGACATATAGGAAAGTAATCTATTTCTTTCTTCTTTTAAAACACCTTTTCCAGGTGTTGGAATACTTTTGTCGTTTGTTTTTCTAACACTAGAATAGTAAGCATCTTTTTTTTGATCTAATGTTTTTTGTGCAAATTCAGGATCTTTTATTTTTCTTTCCCTCATGTAATCTCTTTGATAAGCAGCTTTTTTATCTAAAAAAGTTGGTCCTTGTCTTATTTTGCTTCTTATACTTCCAAAAGATTTTTCTGAAAAAATTGTTCCATCAGATTTTTTAGGTTTTAACCAATCCTCTGGAGTAAAAGGATTGCCTGTAGTAGGATCTATGTATTGTTTTTCTTGTAACTCTTTCAATAATTTTACTTTTTCATTGTATTCACTAAGATAAGGTCTACCAAGTGAGTCCGTTCTATTTTTTAAATCATCTATTAACTCTATTCCTGGAAGTTTAGTTGCTTCCGCAACAGCCCTATCAACTGCTTCTTTGTTAGTTATTATTTCTCCGTCTGTTTTTGCTATGTTTTTTTGTTTGTTAATTAATTCATCTATGTTTTTACCAACAGCTCCTACTTCATTTGCGTTAATAGCTTTAGCACCTGACATTACACCTTTACCAGCTAACCTAATAGCCGCATCTTCTATGGGCAACGCAGCAGCACCTGCTCCAAAATAACCCAATGCAGCCATCTCTTCATTTTGTCTAAGAAATTCTTGTGCTTGTTCAGGAGTCATGCCTAAATCTTTAGCAGCTTCTAAATTTACTTCATACTTTCTTCTTAATTTACTAAGGTTGTTTATGGTAAAAAAATCACCAGGTAACGCAGCAGCCAATAAAGCAGTGTCAGCTAAATAATTTGTAGCTCCTTTTGCAAATCTGTTGTATTTACTTTCTCCAGAAAGCATATCAGCAGCTGCAACGTTTCTTCTTAGTTGTTTTTGTTTTTCAAATTCAATTCTTCTAGATTTATTATTTAAAAGATCTTCCCTAGTCATACCTGTAAGAGATTGTATACCTTTTTTGTTTAAACTTTTTTCAACCGCTTCTTCGTATGTTTCTGGATAATTTTGAAATCTATAAATAGGGTCAGATATACCTTTAGCAACATCAACGTAAGGTTTAAACATTGTTTGAAGAATGCCTTCATTGTTTTTGTTATCGGCCATTTAAGCCACCTGTGTTGGTAGTTGTAAATCCGTGTTATATTTTTGGTTAAATTGTGCGATGTCTTCTTGTGTTTCTAAGTTTGCAAAAGCAAGTAAAGCTTCTTCACTTGTTGCAAGTAGTCTAACAACACCGTCAGTTACTTCTTGTGGTAATCGTGCACGTAGTTCTTCGAATGTCAATCCAACAGAATTAGGTTGTGCTTGCTGAGCCATTATCGGATCGCCGCCTTCTTGTAGTCCAACACGGCCACCTTCTGCTTTAGTTGATCTTAGTCCAGGTGTTAAAGCTATGATCGATTTAATAGTGTAAAACTGTCTATATGTCTCTACTAGTTCTTGATACTGTTTAAATTTTTCTGCTCCTATTTCTTCTCGAAATGCAAATGCGTCTGCAGAACCAAAGTCTAGACCTAAATCATTTTGTGCCATTTGTTCAGAGGTGTATCTAATTTGTTTTTGTTCATCGTCAGACAAATCACCAACATCAATTGCTTGTCCCATAATGCCTGATATTCTGTAATTTAAAGATTGTATTTGTGATAGTGCGGATGTTTTATCTTCTAAAGATGCGTTTGGATTTGCAAATAATTGTTCTTTTTGTGCTATTACTTCACCTAATTCTTCGTGAAGAGGTGCAGATAAAGAAATTCTATTAGCAATGTCACTTGCTTTTGATGCTTCAATATCTAGTTTACCTTGTATTTCATCTGCTAATAATTCTTTTTGAAACGTTTGGTCTTGTTCACGCAACAGATCTTCTCGTGCCACGTCTCTTCCATACTCAGCATCTTTTATACCGGCACCTAACATAAATTTATTTCTAGCATCAACTTGTTGTTGGTACCGCGCTTCGCGTTCCCCCATGCTTTCACCAAGATCTCTACCTAAAGAACCAAGAGCCGGGCTCGCTGCTTGCAACGCACCAATAAAGCCACTACGTCCTGTTGGCTGTGCACCCATAATGTCAGCGCCTGCAGCCGCTAAACGTAAATAATCTGATTGTGAAAAGCCACTAGGTTTTTGTACTGTAGGATACATGCTTTCTGCTAGTTCTAGCATACTTTGTGGGTCGCCACCGTTCTCTAGTCCAACTCTACCACCGTTATCAAAACCTGATACAATACCATTATTGCGAGAAGAAACTTTGCCGCCTCTTTTAAACATTGGTCTATTTAAACTTTTCATTATACTGTTTGCCCTTGTCCTCTGTTAAAGAATCCACCAGCTCCTAGTATACCAAGAATCCCGGTCCCCGCTCCAAGAAGAGTTTGTGCAGTAGACGGGTCGGGTGTTGTTGTAAAAGTAGATCCTGCTGGCGTTCCATATGCTGCCGCTAATTGTTGACCCATAAAACCTAAACCTTGTTGTGGTGCAAAAGCTTGTTCTCTTAATCCTAAACGTTTTGCATCTAGTCTTGCTTGTTCTAGAGCTAAGTTTTGTTGACCCATTTGTGTCAATGCATTGATTTGATTACCCAACATACCTGTACCAAATTCTCCTAGTCCTTGTTGTGCTTGAGACAATCCACCGTACTGTGATAGTGTATTTCCTAATTGTTGTTGTGCTTGTTGTGCCATGCCTTGTTGCGCGGCTCCTGCTGCACCAAACATTTGTTGGTTTTGTAACGCTTGCTGATTTGCTTGTGTAAACGCGTTAGCAGCTAATTGGTTTGCTTGTTCAAAACCTGCTTGTCTTAGTCCAGATAGTGTGCTTGCCATTCCTCGTGCACCTTGTGCACCAAGTTCACCTTGTGCTACACCAAAACGACTACCACCAAATGCTGATCCTGCTCCTGCTCCTAGCTGTGCTTGTTGTCTTGCTAATTCTTGTTGGTAGTCAGCCATCGTTGTATCGATAACGTCTTGTTGAAACGGTGACATGAATTGTTGATAAGCTGTCGGTCCCATAAACGCGGCGCCCGCATCTTGGCCCGCTGTGGCTGCAGCTTGCATAGAATCAAAAGCAGTTCCTGCTTTTTGCATGTACGGGTCAGCAACACCCATATTTTGTTTAAAAAATGCACCAGCGTCAGTTTGAAAATCTTCTGCTCTTTGTAAATAAGGTTGGTAACTACCAAGACCTGTTCTTAAATCTTGTGCTTCTTTTGATATAGCATCTTGACCTGCTACAAATTGTTCACCTGTAAATGAAGAAGGGTCTACATAAAAAGGAGAATCGGTTATAGGTTTAGTGCCTAATAAAAATTTACCAAATTGTTCTCCCGGTGCTGTTACATAAGGAGGAGGTAACGTTTGTGTTTGTTGTACAGCCATTATGCTATTGCCTCCATTTGATCCATAAATTGATACATTTTTTGTGCTGCTGCTCTAGGGTTTCCGTTTCCGCCACTCATTTTATCAAACCCTTTCATAGCATCTGCCGTTAATACAAATTCATTTTTTGACAACATAGCTGGTACATCGTCAGCTTTTTCTTCAATACCTTGTGATACAAAGATACCCTCACGACCATCTAATTGCATGCCTTGTGGCATACCAGGAGCCGCTGCAATAATACCTGTATCACCACCCATATTATAACCTACTCTACCACCAGTTGCCATAAATTGTTTATATTTTTCAATTAAAACCGGGTCTGCAAATTCAGTATTTCCTTGGCCTGTTTGTTTGTTGTAGTAATCTTTACCTGTTACTCGTTTATAACCGTCAAACCACTCTTTCCAAATTCTACCTTGTTCAGCCTTATCTAATTCTTTTTGTTTTTTTATTTCTTCTGCTGCCATTGTTAGTGTGCCAAGAGTTGTAGCTGTTCCAACAGTTGTTAGTGCGTTTGTAATATCAAAACTACCTGCTATTCTCAATCCTGTTTCAGGATCAATTTTGTTAAAACCAGGCATAACTTGTTCAGCCCCTGCTTTTAAAACATTTCCTGTTTTTTCTAAAAAAGTAGGGTCTTTTGGTAAATCTATAGAATCTAAACCTTCGTAAGCCGTAGAAAAAGGATCGTTTGGATTTGCTTGAAACTTATCGCCTGTATAAGCTGTAGAAAAAGGATCGTTTGGATTAGCAACAGTACCAGTACCAGTAGTAGAAAGAGGGTTTGGTGTGTTATATCCTTTTGAAAAATTACTTAAGTATTCTCCTGAACCTGAACCTTTAGCTGCAGAAAACCCTTCGCTCATTCTTTGCCCAAACAGTTTACCTTCGGCTCTGTTCTGTGGACCACCTCCACCATAATAACCTAGACCGACTGCTAATGCTTGCATCGGGTCAAGTTTACCTTCGTTCATTTTCATGGAAGCTAGTTGTCCCATTGTCAAACCAAGTATTGGAGCAACAGGTGCAATCATCGCACCAATTGTACCTAGATAAGGAGCAATCTCTTTAGGTATTAAAGCATCACCTAAATCATCACCTACACCTTTTAAAAAACTTCCTATACCGAAGGCCATTTATTCTCCTGATTCTGCACCCATGGGTGGCATCTCTAATACTTTAACTTTTATATCGATGGCTTTTGTATCGGACCAGAGTTGGCCGCAATCTAAGCAGGTGCCTATTGCCTGTTCTTCTGAATCTACCTCATTCTCACAGTTTTTGCAATAGATTCTCTGGTAAACCTCAGGCTGTATTACAGGTATTTCTTGCCCATTTACAGTCTTATACGTTATAGGTTGTCCCTCTTTGATTAATCTCATTAAGATATCTCCAACGCAGACAACACCACGTGCAAATCATTGGCATTTTCTGCCTGCACTTTAATCTCTTCATCTTCGTTCATAACCAAAGGATGGGTCAACAATTCTACTGTAGTTTTAGCGGATACATCTGTTTGTTTAAATAAACTAAATACAGTATCATCTGTATTTAACAATGTAACTGTTATCTCACATGCATTACTAGCGTCGTCGTTTGACACCAATATTGATTTGACTAAAGCGGTAGTACTAACAGGCACTGTATACAATGATGTATTGTTAGTAGTTGTTAAGTCTACTTTTTTGTTTAAAAATAAATCAGCCAACGAACCAACTCCTTGCTAAGTTTTCTTCTTTTGCTTGTTGCTCATAACTAAAATTTAGTTGTGTTACAATTTGTTCAAGCTCACGAATTAATACGTCAAACTGAGAACGTTCGTATTCTGTTGTTGCTGATGGTAATCGACCTATTATTATCTTAGCCATTATCGACCTCCATCTGGTTTTACATCTAAACGCAACGTACCAAATCTCCAGTTGTCTCCAACTGCATCACTAGATATAAGTAGATTACCTTGACGTCCACGTCCGCGTGTATCTATTTTTGTAGTTGTTGGTGTAACTGTAGACAAGTTAATTCTAACAGTAGAATAATTTATTACTTTTTTGTCATCAACATGAGTTGCAGCAGTTGTGTTACTTGTACCTCGAGAACAACCTGTAAGTGTGTTTGCTGTTTTACCAGTGTATGTAATTAATTCTGCTCCTATTAATATAGTTCCTGATGAAGGAAAACTTGTAGCGTCTGTTAATATTACAGAAGTTGCAGCAGCACTAATAGCTCCGTTTAAAGTAGTTTCGTTTGTAATAGAGTTGTAATCTTTAAAACTTAACAGTACATCGGCACTACCTTTTTGTTCTTTAAAGTCAGGTATAAATCTACTAATTGATAGTAGTTGTTGACCATCTTCTATGTCAAAATCACCTGATTGTAGTGTACATCTCATAGCACTAATATCATCATCGGTTCCTTCTTCGTGTACATATACAGAAGAAGCACCGTCTGTTAAACCAAGAACTGTTGGAACAGTTCCATTTACAGTTGGTTCATACTCTGTTGCATAAGGTAATTCATATACACCACGATCTAACCATGTTGTACGTGCTAGTGAATTTGTATACCAAACGTTTTCTAAATAATTAAATGTAACAGATCGATCAATAAAAGAAGAATCTTTACTTGCATAGAACCACGTAACTTCATTAAAGTCCGTGTTTAAACCAGCATACACTGTCGCTTGACTTGTAATACTAAAATTGTCAAACACATAATCTTGAACGGTACACGGTAATTTTTTAATAGCACCATCAAACATATAGAAAGCATTTTGACTCATCCAAAACGTTGTACCGTTTACATCAACAGCTGAGTGAGGACCAACTGCACCACAGTTAGCACCAAGTTGGTTTAATCCAAATATAAATGGGGCACCAATAAATTGTAGTGAGTGCAATGATGTATCTGTCCATACTAAAATAGAACCCCTAGATCTCACAGCAGTTACAATTTTTGATCCGTCTTGTATACGAAACGATCCTGCTGTGTTTGTGCTTGACGGTGTCCAAGTAGTAAAATCTTCTTGGCTAGAAAACCTTAAAAACAAATCATCTTGTGTTGTAGTGCTACCAATAGTTGTTTCTGTACCCATTAATATAACGTGTCTGTCTGGTGTAGATAAAATTAAATGTCTTGATGCTGTTGGAGCATTAGCACTAGCAACAGCAGCGCGTGTTCCAGGTCCAACTGACGTGTCCCATTTATATAAAACACTGTTATTAGCAAGAGCTAACAGATCTTCACCAAATGTTTCAAACACCCAATATCTACCATCAATAGTTGTTGTAGAAGAAGCAGAAGCAACATTCCACCCAGTAAAAAAATAACTTGTATTACTTGCGTCAAATATAAGGGTAACAACAGCGTTGTCTGCGTGAGCTGCAGCGATGTGACTACTTGAAGTATTACCAGGAGAAGAACCTGAAGCAACTGTAGTTGTAGTATTGTTAATAGCTAATCCACGGGTCACGGTTAAAGCGTTCGTTGACACACCTGTAACTTTCATAATTTCTTGACCTACTAAAATAAAATCACCGTTTGCAAATTTACTGCCGTCATCAACAGTTAGTGTTGTTGCACTATTATTAATACCACTACCCATATTAACAGCATCTGTAATAGTAGGTGTAATTACACCGTTCCACGCTGAGATACCCCAACCATAACCATACGCATTTACTTCTGGTCCTGGAGCTATTTGATAGGCTGCGGTTACCGCAGAACTACCACCACCAGTTGCACCGCTGCTCGCGTTGCTTGAATGTGTAACTGTATAAACACTAGAACTGGTAACTGCTGTAATTTCAAATTCTGCATTCATGTCTAGGCCACCAACAGCTGATGCACCACTAAATGTTACAAAGTCTCCAACTGCCGCGCCATGACTTGCATCGGTTACAGTTACAACAGCTGATCCACTTGTTGTTACAAACGGATTTGTTAAGCTAGCTTGCGTTGCACGAAGTGGTGTTACATCTGCAATCGCACCCTCTTTATATATGTATAGTTTCTTGTCTGTACCTAAAGCTAAGTGTCTTGTGCCTGTTAAGTCTGACCACGCAAACTGATCACGAACAACACCAATTAATTTGTCACCAAATAATTTTATCCAACCACCTATTTTTTCTGGTTGCCCGTAACGAAACCGTATGTTCTCACCATCAACCCATTTACCTTCAGCACCATACGCAGTGCTTTGTTTGTCAAACCCTGGTGCAAATTTTGTAGAAGCTAATGGCATTACAGAATCCTTACAAATGCGTAGCCAGTAAAAATACCTGTGGCGCCTGCACCTCCAAGACCAATACTTCCAGCAGAACCACCGCCACCGCCACCGCCGCCATTAAAACCAGCACTACCTGCATTACCAGCACTACCTCCTGATCCACCACCATTACTTCCGTTTGCTGAACCACCATTACCTCCACCAATACTACAGTTGTCTCCACTACAATGTCCTGGATCTACTCCATTAGCAACACCACTTCTAGTTGTTCCTGATGATACAGAAACACCTGACGTAGTTGTTCCTGAAGTAACTTGTTTGCTGTGTAGATTAACTGTTCCACCTGAACCTGCTGTCTGTGATCGAAGCGGCCCTTGAACAAAACCACCTGATACACTTGCTCCGCTACCACCTGTTAAAGTTAATACTGAACTAGAACTGCTTCCTGTAATAGTTGTGCTAGTTCCTGATGCAGCAGTGCCTACATAATTAAAAGAACTAGCTCCACTGTGAACACCACCAGAACCACCTGAACCACGAGTAAATGTTAATGTTTCACCAGCAACAACTGTAAGGTATACCTGATTGACATAACCTCCGCCTCCACCACCAGGACCACCCCCCTCACCTCCGGCTTTGTCATAACCTGCTCCTTGAAAACCACCTCCGCCTCCACCACTCATTTCAGCAATATAGATAGCGTTAGCACCTGAAGGAACAGTAACGTTTCCTGTCACGTTAGAAATTGATGTAGTTTGAAAATAAGTCGTGTCATAAAAATTAGAAAAAGAAATTGTTCCAGAACTAGGTATAGCATTACCACTACCATCAGCAGCACCTGCAAAAACTAAACTTTCTCCTGCATGATATTCGTCAAGGCTATGAGGTTGTGAGCCTCCCCATTCCGCAGCGATTTCTGTGAAAGACAAAGAACCAGCATTATCTGCTTTGATAGTCATTAGCTATTCTCCTTTAATGACTTAACCTCGTTCCTTAGTTCTTTAATTGCTTCGATAAGAACACCAACCATGTTGCCATAAGCTACGCTTAAGTATTCTTGTTTGTCGTGTACTACCTCAGGTAAAATGTCTTGTATCTCTTGTGCAATAACCCCGGTCCCCGCTGCACCGTCCCTGTTAAAGTATACACCGCGCATGTCACATACTTTGTTTAATGCGTTGTCAATAGTTTTTATGTCTGTCTTTAATCGTTCGTCAGAGAATGCTGTAACGTCGTTATTGAATGTTGCAGCACCTAGCGCGGACATGTCAAGTGTTAATGCTGTAATTGTTGAACCGCCATCGTTGCCTTTAAATATAATATCATGGTCTTGAACAGAAGATGAAACTACGAGATTACCTGATGTGTTAGTTAATCTACCAAATTCTGTTCCACCATCCATTAATGTAATATCACCACCATCTGCATCCAATACAATATCACCTGCTGTATCTATATATAAATGTCCAGTGTCATTAACTATGTAAGAGTTTGTGTTATGATACAAGTTTAAATCTTCACTAGCACCAATAGTTAATCGTCCTGTTGCAGAGTCACCTGTTCTATCATCAGCGTCAGCGTCAACGTCTATTTTAACATTACCACCTAATCGTACGTTGTTAATTCCTGTGTCTATGCCCCCTCCAAAAATTGCTTTACCAGCATCTGACATGTCAAGAGTTAACGCAGTAATAGTTGAACCACCGTCGTTACCTTTAAATATTAAATCTGCATTACTAATACTTGAGTGAATTTCAAAATTATTACTAGAATTAATAAATTGACCAAATGTGGTTCCGCCATCTTTTAGTATAACATCAGCACCATCTGCATCTAATATAATATCCCCAACAGCATCAATTGTAATATCGCCTGATGTATTAGAAATTGTACCGCCTGCAGTAAATGTTCCTGGGGCTAAAGCGTGCCACGCAGCACCTGTTGTAGAAATTAAAGCACTAGAACTAGCTGGTATTACATAGTCTGTAGATGTACCGCTAAGCCTTAATGTAATTGTATTTCCTGTATTTGTGTTATGTACATTGTATATTTTTTGTGTGGCAGGAACTGTAACAACACAGTTCGCACTTGCTCCACTAAATATTAATGACGCTTGACGAGCTTGGTTGTCAGCTTGTGCTTGTGGACCATTACCTGTAGTTAATGTAACTGCTGTGGAGCTACTTGTATTGACACCTAGAACACCTGCTATTGAGTGTTCTATAGATTGTGACAAATTGTTGTTAGTTGTTGTACCCCATGAACCAGATTGTTCACCGTCGCCAATAAGTTCTATTTTTAATAAATCTGAATATGATGATGCCATTTTATTTTACTCCTATACTTGAGTCCATGTTTGTGTTGCCGGTGTACTATCATCGACTTGTGACCACGTCTGATTACTTGTATCACTAACTGCAGCCCATGTAAAGGGCGCAACGCTGTTGATAGCTGCTGCCAACTCAACCCCACTAGGCTGAGCCAATAAAATAAGTTGATTCCCGATCACCGATCCTTGCGCCGCGGTCATCTCTAAATTAGTACCTACCGTCACTGCTGTTGCAACAGGAAGCAAGCTTGATATATTTGCAGAAACTAAATTAGTAGTTGTCTGTACATCCAAAAACGGAATTGCACTACTAAATGCTTGTGTGCTAAATGGATGAAATCCTAACATAGTTTACCTTTATTACGAATCGTTTAACGTGCTTACATCGAACGAATTGTCAACAGTTTCAACTACCGCGCTAGCTGTGTGAACTGTATACTTTTTGTTAAACATATCATCCCAATGGTCTTTGTCCATTAATGATAATAGTTCAGCTTTAGTATAGCTACCCGGTGCTTTTGATGGTGTGTCAATTTTTTCTGTTTTATCAAATGTATGTACAAAATCAGCTTTGCCAGAAACAGCTAAAGTGTATTTGTATTTCACATTCCATTCAATCACATTGCCATCAGCGTTCTTTTTTGGTACTGCTGATACCCATGCTTTTGTTGCGTCGTCTGCGTGTGCCATATTATTCTCCTTTTATGGTTTTTAGTTCTTGTTGTAGAGTTGTTACTTGAGCCGACAACTCTTGTATGGCTTTTATTAATGGTATAGTCAATGTTTCATATTGAATAGATTGTTTGCTTGAGTATGCAACTTGATGACCAGAAAAACTGACACCAAGTTCTTTACAAACAG